AAACGTTCCTCCTTAAAATCATCAATAGGGACGACCCTCTCCGCCTCGCTTTGCTCGGCACCTCCCCCGGAGGGGGAGGCTTTTAAAGGGCCGTCCCTTTATTCATCCGTTACGCCACCGCGTCCGCGTCCTCGTCCACGGTGCTGTATTCGCTGCCGCATTCCACGCGCAGCAGCCGCTCCTCGTACAGCACGCCGCCGCCGGTCTCAAAGTACACGCCGATGGTACCGAACTGGTTCAGGGGGCCGCCCGCCTGCTCGGGAGTCTTGATGATGGTTTCCATGCTGCCGCCGGCCACGTCGATCATGCCGAAGGCGTCCTTGCCCAGGAACACGCAGCCATACACCGCAATGCCGCCCGCGCCGCCCTCGCCGGCATAGATGACGGTATTGTCGGCGATGTTGTTCACGTTGTCCTTGACCGTGATGGTGTTGGTGGTGTTGGCGGTCACCTCGCACAGCACGCTGCCAACCAGGATCCTCCGGCCCACCAGGGCATTCGACGCCACGGTGCCGCCGTCAAAGGTGATGGTCTTGCCCGCGCTGTTGATGGCGCCGTTGACCGTCAGGGTGTCGCTGTCGCTGGCCAGGGGCTTGCCGCGGTACACCTTGGCGTTGTCACTCTCCACGAAGCGCACGCCGTGCAGCTTGCCGATCTCGCCGTTGTAGATTTCGTTGGGCTGGGCGTACTTGTGGGCGTCCAGCCATTCGGAGGACTGGCGCAGGTCATAGGTCACGCTGGGGTGGATGATCGCCACATAGTCCCCGTTGATCTTGGGGGCCTTGTGCTTCTTCAGCCAGGTCACGGCCCGGTTCACCATCGTGGGGGTCAGCACGCAGTCGGCGGTCAGCCCGGCGCGGCTGGTCACGGGGGTGCCGTCGCTCTTGGCGCAGTACATCACGTTGCTGCCGGAAAGGGCCACGTTGCGGGCGATCTTGTCCTGGGTGTCGCCTCCTGCCGCGCCCAATTCGGTAGCCGCGTCCTGGGCCACGGGATCAATGGCGTGGCGCTGCAGACGGCGGCCCAGAGGGGTGTAGGTGCCGTATTCGTACACCGTGGCCTGAATCGCCGAATAGCCAAACTTCTGGCCCTCGGGGATCACGCCTTCAGTCAGGCGGGGCACGTCGCCGAAGGTGTTGGCCTTGCGCATCTCCACCGTCAGGCCGTGATGCTCCGGCAGGGGGATGTTCTTGGCGAACTGGGCGAACATGTGGTTGCTCCGGGCGTTCTCCAGCGCCTCGGTGTTGTACCACTCCTTGATCTGTACCTCCATGGAGTTGGCATCGTCGAAGGGCTCGGTCGCGCCGGTGTATGCGTTGGTGTAGTTGCCGGTATTGGCAACGGGGTAGCCGCCCTGGCCGCCGCTGTCGGGCATGCTCAGGGGGGCGTATACAAATTGATTCCTGAATCCGTTAAACATCTGTTATTCCTCCTTGTTGATGATTTCCCTCTCCGCCTCGCTTCGCTCAGCACCTCCCCCGGAGGGGGAGGCTTTTGGTTACTTCCCCCGAAGGGGGGCTATATAAGCCTCCCCCCCTGGGGGAGGTGTCGCCGAAGGCGACGGAGAGGGTCGGAGAGGGTCACAGCGCCACGCTCAGCCCGTTCCTCAATTGCTGGCGTATGGCGTTTCTCTGCTCCTGGGTCATGTTCCTCACGTCCACGCGCATGTTGGCGGCCCCGGCGCGGCCCATGCCGTTTTCCGCGGGTCTGCTGGCTCCCGCCGCCACGCTCTGGGCGATGGACTGCCGCGCCTGGTTCGCCGCGTACTGCATGCCCTGTTGCTGCATCTGGGGGCCGTGGCAGGCGTAGTAGGCCGCCTTCACGCTCATGCCGAACTGGGGGCTGGTGTACCGGGCGAAGTCCGGGTTGGTCTGCAATTCCCGCACCAGGTCAAAGCCCGGCAGTTCCTTGGCGAATTCCTGAGCCTGCTGCCCAAGCCCCGCCAGGTGGTTCCTCAGCGCCTGGGCTTCCTCCGCCTGCTGCTGCTTGGCCTGCAGCTGGTCAATGATGGCCTGCTGCTGGTGCTCATGGCGCACCACGTCCACCGGCACGCCGCGCCTGTTGGCTTCCTCCGCGTAGGCGTCCTCGTTCAATTTGGCGGTGATCCCCGCCACGTCGTCAGGCCGCAGCCCGAACTTCTGTGCAGCCGCCGCCACGATGGGCTGGGCCGCCGCCAATTGCTGGCGAAGGTCCTGCTGGTTGCGGAACCGCTGCTGGATGGCGCTCTGAATGCGCTGCCCCACCGCGTTCTCGTATTCCTGCCGGTACTGCCCCTGGATCAGGTCGTTGAAGGTGGGCTGTGATTGCTGCTGCTGCTCCGGCTGTGCCGCCGCTGCTTCCGGGGCCGCCTGCCCGGTGACGTCTCCCGCGCTGCTGCCCGTATCAGCCGCCGGCATTTCCGAAAACATCTGCAAGTTGAGTTCCAACATTCTGTGTACCTCTGCCCGTCCGGTGGGCGATCCCGTCTGGCCGTAAGGTGGCCGCTCCCGTTGATTCTGTTATAGCAAATCCCGGCCCCGATTTAGAGCCGGAATTTATGTGACATCGCACGTCCGCCATCACGAATAGGCGTCCGCGCTGTGGTTCTAAGTTTCCTGGTCGATTGCGCGTCACAAACCCGCAAGGGGTTTGTTCCTTGGTGACCCTCTCCGGCGGCTTCGCCGCCACCGTCTCGCCTGAGGGCTCGGTCAGGCCGGGTCTGACGATCCACTGGATCGTCATTCAATACCGGCCCATTCGCTGACGCGAACCCAGGGTGGGAGGCTTATATAGTCCCCCTTCGGGGAAAGAACCCAAAAGCCTCCCCCTCCGGGGGAGGTGCCGAGCACAGCGAGGCGGAGAGGGTCAAGCGTCCGGCTGACTGACCGCCCTGGCCTGCTCCCTGGCCTTGACCACGTTGGCCGCGTCCGCCGTGCCCGCCGTGCCCTTGGGCTGCTCCGGCATGGTCATCCTCACCGGCGTTCCCTGGGGCTGTCCCGCCTGGCCCACCACGCTTTGGGCGATGGCCGCGGCGGTCTGGGGCTCGTACTTCTTCGCCAGCTCCAACGCCAGCATCTGGTACTGGGCCAGCAGCTTTTTCATGGTCTGGAAGCCCTGCAGCTTCTGAACCAGCGTGTCCTTGTCCTTGAAGTCCATCATACCCAGCAGCAAAAGGCTCTGATCCGCCATCTCCGGATTGAACACGCCGCAGCCCATCAACTGAATCGCCAATTCGTTCTGGGCCATTTTGCTGTAGCTGTTCTGCTTCTGGGCCGCCACCTGGATATCGAACACCGGCAACCTCCAGCCCATGTTCATATCCTCCAGCCCCCGGATCGGCTGATTCGGCTGCAGCACGATGCCGGAATTGTCCATGGTCTCATACTGGTATTGCGCGCCGTCGCCCAGGATGCGGAAGGTGCGCGGCACGTCGTAGAATTGCCGGATGCGCTCGATCACCTTCTCCAATATCTGGCTGTAGGCCCGGTAGGTGCCCCGGTTCCCGTCCCGGCTGGTGCGTCCCGCCGCCTCCTGCAGCGCCGCGATGCCGCTGGCCGCGGTCACACCGCCGGTACCGCCGTTCTGCACGTCCATGTTGCCGGTCACGCTTTTGAGCTCCTCGATCTTGTTCTGCCAGTAGCTCATGTAGTTGCCGTCCAATTTGTAGTGCTCCACGGGCCGCATGTCGGCGTCGGAAAGGCTGCCCTCCACCTCGATCACGGGCTGGGTGAAGTCCAGGAACTGTTCCAGGTTGATGGCGGAATCCCGGTGCCTGAAGTAGCGCGGGATGGCCCCGGCCAGGGTGTTGATCGTGAGGGCGTAGGAAATCAGGTCAATTTCCTCCTGGGTGTCCTTGCCCAGGTCCAGATAGCCCCAGCCCACGGGGCTTTGCTTCTGGGGGAACAGCACGTCCAGCACAAAGGGATATTCCCCGTCGTCATACCAGCCCCGGCCCTGCAGCTTTTCGTCGTCCTCGCTGGCATACAGCACCTCCAGGCCCACGAATTTGCAGTAGTGCAGGGTCTTCCGCCCGCCGTCCCAGGTGTGGTAATACCAGTCCACCACCAGCGCCTTGTCCTGCTGGGTGGGCTTTCCCTCGGTCTGGTAGGGCTGAACGGTGAGCTCGCTCTGCAGGTTCTTGTCCTCCAATTGGGGATAGCGCTGCTTTAAGGTCTCTTTGTCCTCCGCGGCCACCAGGAACACGTTCCGGCTCTTCTGGATGTCCTCGATCCCCGGCTCCCAGAACAGGTTCATCATGTCCACGCCGCAAACGCAGATGTCGCCCAGGCCGTTCAGCTTCTCGCTGTCCCAGTAAACGGCGTAGGCCCCGGTGCCGTGCTTGTTCTTTTCCCAGGCCTGGTTGCTGTACACCTGCTCGAAATCGTTCTGCTCCAGGATCACGGGCAGGATGCTGGTCAGCTTCCGCGCCTCGGCCTCGTCGTTCTGCTCCCGCGGCAGGATCACCGGCTCCGGGTAGGCGTCCATCAGGTCGGCGTGCTTGCCCAGGATCACGTTCACCAGCCATTTGGTGGGGCGCTTGGGCATGTTGGGGTTGCCCTGCTCCAGCATCACGTCCCAGGCGTGGGCCTGCCACCACTTTTCATCCTCCAGCAGGCGGCTCTTGTAGCGCTGCTTGTCCGCCGCGTACTTTTTCAGGGTGTCCGCGGCCTTCTGGACGCGCTCGCGGGTCATTTTCCGCGCGGGTATAGCAGGTGCTATATTGTTCCCCGCCATCATGCCCGGTTCGTTGTTCCCCGTCATCATGCCCTGGTTCATCTGGTTCATGATCTCGCTCATTCTTCCTGCCTCCTTATTCGTTCCTAAGCCTCCCCCTCCGGGGGAGGTGGCCCCGCAGGGGCCGGAGAGGGTCAGTGTCTCCTCCTTCTCCTGAATTGGTCTAAGGGATCGTTGTATGGGATGTTGGGTTCTATGTGTTCCCTGGGGGTGATCGGGTTCATCATGCAGAAATACCGCCATTCGTCGGCCACGTGGTCCTCCCCGTCGGTGTCCAGGTCCTCGTCCTCGTGGGGGTCGTAGCACAAAAGCGGGATCGTCCTGATAAACGCCTCGCAGGTGTCGAACACATACATCATCGGCAGGCCGTTTCCATCAAAGGCCAGCCGGTAATGGCACTGCATCCAGCCCGGCACCCGGTCATTGTTCCCCCGGTCAAAATACACGCCGTATTTCTCGGCCACCTGCGCCCTGGCCAGCCCCGTTTCCTCGCCTGTCCAAATGCTGGGGTCAGCCACGCCCAGGATACGCCGCCCCTTCAAAAGGGGGTGCTGCTTCTCCATCCTGGCGATTTGGGAAAAGATTTTGTCGTCCGTCCACTTCACGCCCTCGTTGGGGATCGGCGTGCCGTCCCGGTCTTTCCGGCATCCGTACAGCTCCAGGATGCGGTAGATCACCCCGTCAAAGTCCACGGCCCACCACGCGCAGGAGAACGGCCTTGCATATCCCCAGTCAAAGCTGCGGTATATCTTCCAGCCCATGGGCACATCAAACGCCTTGATGACGTGGGTAAAATGCCTGTCCTCGTAATGGCTGGGATCGTCGACGAACTCCTCGAAGAACTGCCCCTCGTATATGTCCCAGTTGCCGTAGAGCCAGGCGTCCCGCATTTTCGGGGGCAGGGCCTTCAATTGCTCGATGTAGTCCGGCTGGCTCTCCATCAGGGCCTTGTTGTCCGTCACCAGGGATTGAATGAAGGTGTATTCCTCGGGGTTTTCG